GTATGAGACGACTTACGCCACTCTTCAAAAATATCTCTTTCCACTGCGTCGAATGCCTCCTTGAGAATATCATCTTCAAGAAGGCGCTTCGCGTGGTTAGCTTTTGTAATAGGGTCCATTAGATCAACGGCTCGTATCTAGGGTTAGTTACCATTGCGGGTTGTGCTTGCGGCGCTGCCATAATCGGTTGCGCTTGAGGAGCCGCGCCCGCAGAGAGAAGGCCGTATCCCGGCTGGAAGAACATAGCTTCTGGGCCGAAACCATACCGCTCATAGTCTATGATGTTTGGATTGGCGCGCATATCTCGGCCTGCGCCGATACCTACGCCCGTGCCAAATGGGGAGACATATGGCGTGGTCGGGCCTGCGCCGCCGCTGCCAGCCAAAAGATTTTTTAGAAGGTCGGCCCCGATACCGCCAATCGACAGAAGTTGAGGCACGCTCAGACCAGTGCCAAAAACGTCGTTGAAATCAAACTTATTTTCCGATGGCTGTTCCGCCGCAAGCGCGGGGTCGGGGGTCATTGGGGCGAGTATAGCGGGTAGGCCCGCAAGCGCGGAGCCAAGCCCTACGTCTTGCGTAACAGTAGGCACGTTCGCTGTAACCACAATGTCACTGGCGTATGGCTCGCTGTAATTAACCAAATTTGCGTCAGGCGTTAAACCACTAAGCGCGGGTAGACCAGCAAGCGCGGAGCCTAATCCAGCGGTGTCTTGCGTGAGTTGAAGCGGCTCCGTCCTCGCTTTAACAACGATTGGGTTCCGCTGGGCTTCAATCTCTTCTGGTGTTGGTTGTTCCGTTGGCGCAGAGGGCGGTGCGCTAATAACCGAGGGGGCTGCGGAACCCACTACGTTGCCGAGTGTTGAGCCAACAATATTGGACGCTGCTTTTTTTGCCGCCAGTGCAACGATGTCTCCACCAACGCCAGCAGGAATTGACGCGCTTGGAAGGCTGCCAAAGTTAAGACCTTTGAGCGCATTTGGCACTAAGTCCGCGTTGACGCCGCCCGTTGGAGGTGTTGTTCCGGGCGATGCTGGGCCAAACACTTGGCCTCCAAGATAAGCCGAGCCTGCGGCAATAGCCGCCCGCTTCAGAGCATCCTCAAGATCACGACCCTGTGCTGCGCTTGAGGCGGCGGAGCCAAGAGCCGCGCCTGCAACCGGACCAATAACGGGGATAAAGGACGCGGCAAACGGAAGAACAGCATCAGCTAAAAAACCAAGACCGCTTTGCGACGGGGCGGCGCGGGCAACGTCAATGTAACGGGTTGCGCCGACGCTACCATCTGGGTTTATCGTGCGTTCGCCAGTTTGTATTTTAAAGTTAGCGGCCCCGCCAAGTTCATCGCTAAGGCTCTGGGCTGCGGCGACTGCTTGGTTCGCGCCTTCAACGCCAGAACCGCTGACGATAACATTGCCTCCAGCGTCCACAAGGCGAACCTCTTGGCCCTCACGCACATTAAACGTATTGCCAGTTCCAAACGCAAGCGGGTCCCCGTCAGCGGTCGGGCCGACAATAGATGTTCCGAGAGGCGGTGTGTTAGCTGCAATACGCCGCGCTTCCCGGTCCTCCTGTGTCATTGGTGCGGGAACTGGCTCTGCTGGCGCAGGAGTTGGTTCCGCTGGCGCAGGAGTTGGTTCCGCTGGCGCAGGAGTTGGTTCCGCTGGCGCAGGAGTTGGTTCCGCTGGTGCGGCAGCAGCCGCAACATCGATAAGCGAAGGAGCCACGGCCGGTGCAGCGACAAGGGGAACCCCAACGTCCATGATTGGTGGAGCCATAGGCATAGGCTCTATTGCTTGAGGGTAAAACCCGATGGCGTCTAAAAGCCCCAGTAGCGTGGGATCATCGAAGTAATAGTCTTCAAACATTACATCATCCCTTCTGGGGGCATTTCAGGTTGCATCTGTGCTTGTTGGACTGCCTGCGCCATCTGTGCGTTCTGCGCGGCCTGTGCAGCTTGCACCGCCACACGATCCATCTCGCCTTGCTGGCGCAGGAACTCACGGTCGCGCTGCATCAACGCTTCGATGTTGGCCGTGTTAACCTGCGTGCCGTACTTGGCTTCAATCTCAGCAGCCTTAATCATCAGATCGGCGTCGAGTTTGTCGCGCTCACGGTCGTCCTTGCGCAGCATCTCTTCGCGCTGCAACTCAAGTTCAGCCGCCTTCTTCTGGATGTCAGCGCGGATTGCTTCCATCTGAACCTGAGACAGCATCTCTTCCGGTGTCGGTTGCGGTGGTGCAGGCGGTGGTGGAGGCGGCATCATGGCCGGGTCTTTAAAGAACACAGTCGGGTCTTTGTACCCAGCAAGCGCCATCATCTGGGCCAGCGTGTTATAGTAGCCCTGCATGTCAACCAACGGCGCGCCCATCTGCATCAGCATCTCTTGCTTGGCGGCAACTTGGCCTAAGAATGCCATCTTCTCTTCGTTGCTACCAGTCCCGATAGCGACATTGACGACGACATCCATATTCGCATCCCACACACGCGGGTCAATCGGCACGAACGTATTACGCAGACGCACCATGCGCGGAGCATCTTGGTTCTTGATGATAAGCTGCAACGACTTGCGGAACAGACCCTTCATGCCCGTCTCGGCAAAGATACGGCAGATCAGTTCGATATGTTGCGCCGCCGCAGTAATCGTGGCTGCGACAGCAGCGCGGGTCGAAGACTGAAGTGCATTCGCGTCGAGGCCAGACGCGGCCTTAGAAATACCTGTACGGTTCTCGCGCAGTTCGTCCATATACTGCAACATCGGGAAGGCTTGCTGCCCAACGAACGGTATCGTGAACGGCTGCACCATGCCCGGTGCGCGCATACGGATGATGCCACCGACTTCGGTGTTCATCACGTCTTCGAGATTGACTTGGCCTTCAACGACACCCGTGCGTGGGTGGATCGACTGAGCCAAGCTGTCCAGCGTGTTGCGCAGGATATTCGACTTGATAAGCTGAATGTCCATCGTAACGTCCGCAATCGACATACCGAAGAATGTATGCGGCTCTGGATCAGGGCAGAAGTCTACGAACGGGATAAAGTCGCAGGGTTCGTAGTGAAGTATCTTGTTGGCCGTGCCAGCAACGCAGACGCGGCAAAGTTCCGCGATCCCGTCGCCGTCCATGTCAACATACACATAGCCCTCAATGTAAAGGACTTTGCGCGATGTCGTATCTGTGCGGCCGGTGATTTCAACGAATGCTTGCGGGTTACGATCAAAGGTTTCTTCGTTGCCTTCAAAGTCATCAAGCGTTTCAAAGCCGAGGTCTTGAACCTCATCGAAATCATAACCCATCTTCACGAGATCGGATACGGTAACGTAACGACGGTGGGCTACAAACTCGGCCGTCTCGATAGAACGCGCACGGCGGTCGATCAGAAACTCTTCGGGCGGTACGGACTGGACGCAAAGACGGCCCTTCTCCGTGGTGCGGACGACAGTGCAGTCATAAGTGGGCGGGACCTGCTGCATCATTTCGCCCATCGGCGTCATGGTCATAGTTTCGCTCATGCGAATTTCTACGTCCTTGACTTCGATATTCTCATCGGCCTGAAGGACCGAGAAGGTAGCTTCGTCCAGACCCGTGAAGTAGTGGGTCGTGACATCCTTCTCGGTATTCCACCAAACTTTCATGATACCGTTCTTACGGATCAGTGCGTCCTTGAATGTGGAGTAGCATTCATTAAATAGGTTGTTATCGCGTGTCAGGCAGTAGTTGACGTAATCCGTCGCTTGCTGCGCGCTGGCAACATCTTCTGGGCCGTTCGGCGCAAACTCGACGACGTTGTTCGCCGCGAAAAATACTTTCATGATCGACGGCATCATGGCCTGTACAGTATCCCGTACATCCATCGATATCGCCTGAGAGCGGCCTTCCTCTTCGTTGCCGAAGGGTTCGCCCTTATAGTACTGGCCCGCAAGCGCACGCTCCGGCGAGATCACATCGTCGATATAATCCTGCGCGTCGTCAATCTCGGCGGTGATAATGTTCTGAAGTTCTTCTTCGGATACAGGGTCTTCTACCTGCTCGTCTTCCATTTCAGGCTCTTCGATAGAAACTTCCGTGCCATCAGGAAGTTCGATCTCGGTTTCCTTAGACATATCTTCGCTGTCGTCGTTTTCAGAGTTGGCGTTGGGAACACCCGTATCCTGATACATACGGTTGTTCTTAGCCATCTGATCCTTAGTCGGCTTGCGATTATTGCGATATGCCATATTTTAGCCTTACTTCTTTTTTGACTTGCCAGCTTCGGACAGGGCAATAGCTATAGCCTGTTTACGCGATTTAGCCAAGGGAGCCTTTGCAGGGCCTTTAGGATTTACGCCAGCGTGCAATGTGCCGCGCTTATACTCGCCCATGACCTTGGCCACTTTCTTGTCGGCTTTAGTAGGTTTCTTCATTTCTTTTTACCCTTTGCGGTTTTCGCGGCAGCCTTAAAAGCGGCTGCGGTAGGAGCGCCCTTCGTCCCCGGCTTACGCATCTTTTCGCCAGAACCAGCTTTGATCCGGGCCTTCTTGGCCGCGATGTTTGCATACAAACCCATCTTCATTTTGACTTCCCCTTGTTTCGGGTTGATATGGCTTTGGCTTTGGACTTCGCGTCTGCTTTAGATGACGCACCCCACGCTTGCAGCGATAAGAGAAGGCGGGTTGGTTCGCCTTTCGCATTACGCTCCGGCCCCGGCATATTGCCCATACGCGCTAAGAATGATGCCCTCCGTGGATTATCCCCTGATTTAACAGGCGCTTTCAAGTTGGCCCCTTCGGTCTTCTTGAAGTGACTACGGCCTGCTGCATTGAGGCCGCCCTTCGGATTTTGAAAACGCTTCGCAACCATGCAATCAAACCTATTTCTTTGGCGTATACGCGCCGCGCTCACTCAAGTACACAATGGCCTGATAAAGAATATCCGTACTCTCTCGTGCGTGGCCAAGAACTAAATTACACTTTGAACATAATATGCCGCGCACATCACCCGTTTCGTGGTTATGATCTACGACACCTGATCTCCTGCCCTTATAACCTAATGCGTCAGGTATTTCTACCTTACAAATAGCGCAAGCAAAATTATGGTTGGTGAGGAGAGTTTTATACTCATCGACGCTAATACCGTATCGGCGTAGGAGATTGTTAGCGTGGTTGTAACCGGGTCGGGCGTCTCTGAACTGGCGTTGGTGTTCGCGCACGCAGGGCTTACAAGCGCGTCGATAGGGGTAGAAGTTATCAGTCGGCTTCTCTTCGCCGCATTTTACACAAGTCTTTGTTTCCACGGGTTCGCCTCCCTACGGACGCCTATAGCCTAAAGTTTGTGGAAAAGCAAAAAAGCAGGGTGGCGGCGTTTCGAATGAGATGGGAGTTGCATATCATTCAGTCGCTATTACCGGCGGCACAGCCTCGCACACCCCTTAGTACCCAAGACGCCCGGCAGGAGAGGGAGAGAGAAAAAACCTGCCGGGCAAGACAAATATATCACATCTTTTATTTATGTCAAACTACCCCCTTAATATTTCTACGCAGTGCGCCTGACTTGTTGGCCATCGAGTAGCCGTGCATGATCGTCGATATATCCGTGGCCAGACACAGGCAGAGGGCGTCCGCCTTGTCGGGTGACGGAAGCCCGCGCTTCTTCATGCTCTCCTTGCTCTCCACCTGCATCTTGCCCGACGAGGTAAAGGTGTAACGCGGTGACGCCAACTCGGCGAACAACTGCTCGTCCTTCGGTATCTTAACGTCACGGTTCGCCAGCCATCCTTTGCATTTGAACCACAACTCGGCGCGTAGGTTGGCGTAAGTTCCTTTCAACGCGGGGCTTTCCGCCACGTTGATCCCACGCGCTGGCAGACCCAGTTCGCGCAGACGGTCAAGGACACCGGCCCCCAACCCGATGCTATCGACCAATATCTCGACTGGCTGTTCCGATGGCGTCAGCGCCTCGAACTCGGCTACGACTGCGCCTGTTAGCTGCATCAGGTCCAGACCTTTCCAAGTCTGTATCTCCTCAACGACTGGACCACGCCGCTTGGCGAGTGCGCTTGCATCCGACCCCATACGCGCAACGTCTAAGCCCCATACGCTCTTGGTGTTCTCGGCAATCTTGATCTCGCGGTTCATGGCGCTGTCAATCAATTCGACCGGGATGACCGTATCTTCTTCACGCGGCGGGAAGTTACCGAGAACGCGGACATGGTAGGCCGGGCTGTCTTCGCCATAGCGCAACTGCATCTCTCGAACGAACGCATCGGATACGCGTGGGCTGTCGAGGCAGCTAACGTGGAAGGTTTTCCATTCACCCTTCAAACGGTTGTGGGTGTCGTAGAATAGTCCGGTGTTTCGCGTTGGGTTTCCGAGAAGAAGCGTTGTCGCATTGTGGCCCGACATAGAACCGGACGCCGCTTCATACACACTTTCAGGTATACCCGACGCCTCATCGGCGACGAGCAGCACGTTGTCGGCGTGGATACCTTGCAAGGCTTCGGGCGTTTCCGCCCGGCTCGTTCTGGCGGAGATAAAGGCTTCGCTCGATGCGGCCTTCAATTCAATACGGTCGGCCTTGACTTCGATTAGAACCTTCAGCACTTCCGGCAGTTCATTTACCCATCGCTTCAGTTCCGCGAACATCGCATCGAACAACTGTGCGGATGTCGGCGCAGTGACAACCACCTTCACGGGATACCGCGTCAGGAAGTAATGCAGCATGGCCCAGCTTGCGGCTGTAGATTTGCCGACGCCGTGGCCTGAGCGAACGGAGATACGGCGGTTTCCGGCGCTAATCGCTTTCAGAAACTCGATCTGCCACGGGTCTGGCTTCGTTCTTAGAATATCCCGCACGAACCCGACGGGATCATCGCGGTACTTCTTCAGAAACTCCAAAAAGAAGTTTGGTTCAGATTTCGTCATTCTTATCTCCCCTTATTACGCGTGCGATTGTTTGATGGCTAACTGATATACCATGACGCTTTGCTACGATAATAGCAATATCGCGGTAGCTATGACCTTTAACGCGTGCGGCTTTCATTGTTATCAATGCGTCCTGCGCGTTTGGTTCTGGGTGCAGCTTGGCCTTGCGGCCTGTGCCCGACTTCTTAAATCCGAATGGCACTTTGCCACCGACATATCCGCCCTGCGAACGCTTGGCTCTCTTACCGGCGGTGACACGTTCTCTGATACGGCGGCGCTCCTCCCCGGAGAAGACAGCCATGATCTCTAGCATGAAGCGTCCGTTCGGGTTGGCCTTGTCCATCACATTGCCGTAGCCGTTGATGATGAGATTAATGTTCGCCGTCTCCCAGTCGGCAATCACGTTTAGTGCGTCTCTCGCATCGCGAAACATACGGTCCAGCTTCGATACGATGACGGTATCGCCCGGCCGGAGGAACGCCAGCTTGCAGCCTTCTTCTCGGCGTAGCAGCGGAACACCGCCAGAGACGCCGCGCTCTTCGTATATATGCTCCAGTTCCAAATTATGCGTGAGCGCGATGCCTTGGATTTGGCGGGCTTGATCATCGAGCGATGTGTTCTCGATCTGGTCTTCAGTCGAGACGCGTGTGTATCCAAAAACTGCCAACGTATTTCTCCCGTTTCTTGTTGTGCATCACTGTTACAATTTATTGTTACAACTTGGCAAGTAAAAAGTTAGAAATTTTTTGGACAGCATTATGTTAAATACAAGGGTACAGGGGGGTAGGGGCTACATTTCGGTGTCTGTTTAGTTATACGCACACGCCCCCCGCGCAAGGCCGGGCCGGGGGGGGTCAAATTTAAAGCACCCCCTCCCCCCTATATATAAAAAGCCTAGCATTTATGCGGGTTTCAGACTGTAACAGTGTATTAGTATGCGACCAAATGGGTTCGGAGACGCGCAAGAAACGATACGCGGCGGTGACTATCCACCGGGTTTAAGCGGAACAACGTTCCGGCATTATTATATTATAGGGCGTATCAATTCACATTGTAATGTGATTTAATTGTTTACAATTGTTTTCATTTGAGTCGATTGACTGGACCGGCCGTTTGTTCCTATTCATGAACCGTCAATACCAAAAGGGAGAATATCAAATGTCTTTTGATCTATCACAGTATATTCCGTTCAATGCTTTTGCGTTCATATGGATCGCTAGCATGCTAGCCGGTTTAGCATTTGCTAGCCGCAACGATAATAAGGGAGAGTAAAATGTTGCACTTAGTTAATCACCCGTTCGCCTATAACCAACCGTTCGGTGACGCGGCGCTTGCTTATGATATATCGGCGCTTTCGCTTGATATCCAATTGCAAATTTTAGGCAATGAACAAAACCGTTCGCTATTTTCCCGCTTTCCTGAAAAGCTTTTAGGGATTGATACGAACGCCAAGACAATCAAAGGCGAAAAATACGGTATAAAAACCGCAATCCTTTATCTAATGCCAGCAATGGGAAGCGGCGTGCAATTGTGCGCTATGGCCGCAATCGCGCAATGCGAAAAGCCTTGCCTATTTAAGGCAGGGCGCGGCGCTATGTCTAACGTTATGCTTTCGCGCTTGCGTAAAACGCTATATTTTAATCAATACCGCGATCTGTTTATGCATCAATTGCACAATGAATTGATCCGTGAACGGGCAAAGGCAAAGCGCAAGGGATATAAACTTATTGTTCGGCTTAATGGAACGTCTGATATACGTTGGGAAAATATCAAGGTTTCAGGTTATGCCAACATTATGCAAGCTTTACCGGATCTAACCTATTATGATTATACTAAGCTTAGCAATCGCAAAAACGTTCCAGCAAATTATGATCTAACATTTTCATATAGCGGCGTTCCAGCCTATGCGCCCTATGTCGCTAAGGCCGTTGCCAATGGCGAAAGGATTGCGGTTGTTTTTCGCAATAGGGCGATAGTTGAAGCAATGCTAGCCAATGGCGAAACGTTTTTAGGATTGCCCGTTATTGACGGCGACAATAGCGATATTCGCCATATAGAGCCTAAGGGCGTTATTGTGGCGCTATACGCAAAAGGTCCGGCGCGTAAGGATCAATCCGGTTTTGTGGTAGGATAAGGAGAGAATTATCATGGCTAATCAAGTTACAAGCGAAACGTTTCGTGCATTTGTTAATCTGGACAATGGCGAAATGCTATTGTGGGAAGGCCTAACCTACGGGCAAGCCCGTTGGCGCTATCATTGGCTAGGGCGCAATATCATTAGGCCTTTGAACGGGCCGCGCTGGAAAGCTTATGGTTACGAATTAGAAGGGAAAGCATAATGAAAAGCTTTATAATCACCGATAAACAACCCGGCGCGGCGTATAATGCCGATAGCGTCAATCACGCGATCCGCACGCATAATAGATTGCGCCAAAAGATAGGCAAAAGGGAAGCGCGTTTAATTCACGCGTTGTTGAAGGGACACTTAAAGGATTGATCCGTTACCGCCATATTAGCCGCGCCGATCAATAGGGCGCGGCGTTTATGGCGCTAATGCCAGCAACAGTAAGGGAGAATAAAATGAATCGTTCACTAAACGTTATTGCCCGCGATATTAGCCGCGATTGGAATAAGCCTTATTTTGGCGCGGTTCCATATCTTAACGCTATGCATAGCCTGCAATCGATCCGCGATAGGTACTGTTTCGACGACGGCGAATCCGTTGTCCGCTATTTTTTATCCAACGCAACGTCATGGAAGGGCGATACCGCCCGCGCAATTAAAGCCGAATTAAAAACCATGTTGAAGGGATCATAACATGATTAAACCGCAACAAGCCGCGCCAATGGGCCGGAACCACCGCGTATCGTCTGACGATGCTTGGCCGCTGCGCGGACCAGACGGCAAGACATTCGCGGAACGCCGCGCAGAACGTGAAAAGGAACAAAGCAAATGACCGACTATGATTACGATGATGAGGACGACGAATTGGCACTGCCCGAACGATACATCGAACGGGCGGGCGAAACCTTGGCCTACCGATTGATGGAATATCTGGAGTTTCTTGGCGTGATAGGCAAAGACCATGTGTCTTACCTGCGCTATCCGCCCATCGAATTGATTGAGGACGCCGAAAAGGCGCTAAAGGATGAAGCATGACAAGTGAAGAATTTAAAGCAACACGCGAGAGGCTCAAGCTGACGCAAGGGCAGCTTGCCTACAAGATAGGACTGTCCGAAAGGTCAATCCGATACTATGAGCAAGGTGGCCGTTCAGTGCCCGCTCCAGTCTCTATCCTCTTAGAGACGTTTTTAAGGGGTCTGGAGCGTGCATAGCTACAATCGGGATAGTTACCTAGCAATCGCCCTATATGCCTCTCTATGGGCTTTATACGGGCTTATAGAGGCATATAGCCTATGACATGGCGTTCTATTGTTTGGTGTCTGATCGGTGGGCCTTACGTTTTCGCCCTTATGTTGGCTCCGGGAGCGTTTGTAGCCGCATTGGTGGCGCTGCCGTTCTATCTATTGGGTGGCGGGTGGCAACTCGCCTTCGCATCCACCGCATTTGCCACGGCGCTAGTCTTGGCGGTATATTTAACACGGCTTGTTATTCAGCATGAAAAGGAACTAGACGATGGCCGGACATATTAAACGGCGCACGATTGCGTCAAATTTAGATAAGGTTGGCGAGACTGTTTTGCTGGAGAAGATTGCATCCGGCCTGACAATGGCTGGCCTTGCTCGTGAACTCAACATCAGCAACCTTTCTCTCTACCATTGGATACGCAAAGACCCAGATCGGGAGGAGCGGTTTAAACAGGCCCGTGCAATCGCGGCTGACCAATGGGCGGATGAGTGCCTCGACATTGCCGATGCCTCGGACAACACATCGGCCAATGCTGACAGGCTCAAGATCGAGACACGCAAATGGCTGGCTGGCGTTGCAGCACCAGAGAAGTTCCAAGCCAAGCCGACCACAGCGGTCCAAGTCAACGTGAACCAACTTCATCTTGATGCACTGCGCCAGCTAAACTTGGCGTCATCAAACCATGACGGGTCAAACCCACATGAAGAAGAAGTCACCATCGACATCACACCACCCAAGCAAGTCGGCTCTCATAATCTCGATGCGGACGACTTGCCGGGTGTTTTTGACGACGATTAACGGAAAACTGCCATCCGTGCACGGTTTGCATATCTCCGTGCACGGTTCGGGCCGGGTTTAGGGCCGGGTTTACCCACGCATTTCCGCCAATGTGCACGGAGTGCACGGTTTGTCGGCGCATTGGTTCCCATAAGTAAGTAACATTGTAATATGACCACTTCTAACACTGTTACTTACGTGAGAGCGGATTAACTTTTTTAAACCGTGCACTTCCGGCACATCCTTAGATTTCCGCCATTTTATCTGGCCCTAAACCGTGCACCAACCATGCACGGACCCTCTCAAACCGTGCACGGATTTACTCCCCGCCAATAAAAATGAGTGTACACTTGCATCTGTACACTATTTCTGATATTCGCAAAAAAGTGTACACATATGTACACTTTATCCAAAAGGAACAGGCCATGCCAACTAAGAAATACGACTACACAACTCCCTACGCACACAACTCTAGCGGCGTTCGCGGGGTCTCGTACGACAAGACTAAAAAGAAGTGGGAGGTTAAATTTCAGTACAAAGGTTACCGCACTCGGCTGGGCTTCTTCGACACAATCCCCGAAGCAGCCGCAGCCCGCGAAAGATTTGTAGAAGAGACCGCCAAGCGCGACCTAAACGCCGAAACAACTAAGGGCGCATCCACGAGTTGTTCTCAAGGCGTGGTGTACGATTTAAAGAAAAACCGCTGGACAGTTGCGTGCGTCATATACGGCCGTCGGGAACCCGTTGGGTATTTTGATACTTTTGAAGAAGCAATCGACGCCTTCGCCAACAGTCTTGAGACTATTGAACACGCCGAAAAATACGGAGAACAAATTCAGGCCATCCCAGACGAGGCCATGCTACAGATCGGTCCCGTCCCAACGTCTATACGCACGTTTGTGTGCAATGAAGACATTTCTGTAGAGGACATCTACACGCACGTTTGTACGTGCAGTGAGAAATAAAAAAGAGGGGGCGTTATGCCCCCTCAATCAACAACGCCAACATTTAGGTGCGCATTTCAATCCCGGCTGCGCATCTTTTCCTGCGCAGCGATGAGCCGATCAAGATACCACCGCGCTTTGCGAAGGTCCGCGACCGGATCGGCTTTCTTCTCATAACGCCACATATATTTGAGGACATTTGCTTTCAACGCGCCGCGAAAGCCTTCGCCGCTTAGCGCGGCCTCGATGGCGTCAATCGCTTCAATCCCGCCAGCGGTATAATGCGGAGGGCTATTGACCACATCCACTACCTCGTGATTGAGCGCATCCCGAATGTCTTTGTATTTCATAAAATCGTTACCATACATTACTCGTCCCCTTCATCTGCTTTGAAGTTAATCTGAACGCCAAAGAAATCGTCCGACCCTTCATCTATCATGGCGTTGATAACCATATAGTCTTCATCGCCTATGAGAAGTTCAAGACCACGGAACACACGCTTCGTTCGTGTCGCCCGGTCCCTTGTGGGTTCATAGCCATGCGTCTTCATCTCTCCATTGAACTTACGCTGCGACCAGTCGCGACCCTTGCCCTCGTTGTTTTCCTTGCACCAGTCACGGAAATCATTGAACGCCTCATTGGTGGTCATCTCATTGTCCGCGCCAGCCACGCAGCGTTCAGTGATCCAGCGGGCCAATGCGTCCTCTCCTGCGAGATACTCATCGGTAGCTTGGATAACTACCTGCGGTGGGTTCAAGCCCTGCTCCAGCCAAGCCTTCGCACCCTCGATAACCCACGCCAAGATGGCTGGGTATTCCTCCTTCAGCTTGTCCGGCAAGTCAACGTCCTTGACGAGAGGCTTAGTCTCGAACGGGATCAGGTGCATACGCCGACGCATAGCATCATCCACATTAGTAATCTCTGGCTTTGTATTGCCTGCGATTACAAGCGTGAACTGCGGATTGAACTCAAAGTTATCCTGCCGCATGAACCGCGCACTGATCTTGTCCCCGCCAGT